GGCCGTACCCAATTCCGCCGTGACATTCTCCAGCGCGGCCAGTGAAGTGCCGCCAAGCTCCACGCTGCCGCCAATAGTGATGTTTTCCAACGCGCCAAGAGAGGCAGCGCCCAGTTCAAGCGTGGCTATCTCACCGGCCTGGTTGACCAGCACCACGGCAGCGGCGATGCGTGGGGCGCCGGATTGATCCAGCACCTCGACGGCGGCGGCCGTGCCGGACGGGTTAGCAAGGTCAACGGCGGTATTGCTGACGGCGCTGACCACAGTTAGCCGATCCGCTCGCTGGTGTTGCTCATGAAGGTGATCTTGCTGCCGCCATCACCACCCACCGGCACCGGCTCGGATACAAACGCCTGGCTCATCATGTGCACCTGGCCATCGGCCAGGCGGATGGTGATGTCTTCGTTCTCTATGTCGTTGATGGCGACGATATCCACGCCTGGCTGGAGGTTGATTTCCAGTTCCAGCTTGGCGGGCGTGCCGGATTCTGTGTGGCCGCCGTCTTCCGGCAGGCGACCAGCCTTGTGGTCTCGCTTCTTGCCCGACGGCGTGAAGGTGCCCGGCTTGTCGGCCAGCGGCAGTTTGCCGATGCTGGGCACGGATACGGTACGGATGTTGTTGAGTGTTGCCATGTTGTTCTCCTGTTCGTCTGATTAACCTGCGGCTTAAACCTCGGCCACCTTGCGGAACTGGCCGCGACCCGCCACGATGTAGAAGGGCGACAGCAGCACCGGCGTATCCACATAGTTGAAGCGGCTGGGGTTGTCCGGGTCTTGCTCCACCACCAGGTTGTCCTTGTAGAACTTGTAGGCCTGGCACCACCCGTACTCCGACACCAGCTTGTTCTTGTACACGCTCAGCAGCATGGCGCGCACCGAATCCTCGGTGGTGATGCGCAGGCCGGGGCGGTAGCCTTCGTTATCCTTGGCTGCCGCCGTGCCGACAAAGCGGCGGATGGATTCCATGCGCTGCTCAAGGCGGATACGCTCATACACTTCGGCGGCGTTGATATCCAGGAAGGCATCGTCCGGGCTGTTGTCCGGGCGGAACTGGTACATGGAGATCAGGCGCTTGATGGTGCAGGTGCCATCCTTGGCCACCTGCATCACGCTCATGCCATTGAACAGCAGGCTGTTGGCCTGCGTCCAGTCGTGGTAACTCACGCCGATCATGCCGGTGAGTTGCACGCCTTCCAGCGATTCCACCGGGCTGTTGTAGAGCTTGGGCGCAGCAGCAGCGGCCAGCATCGCGGCGGCCTCCCAGGTGCTGGTCGGGTTGAGTTCCAAACTCAGGTTGGCGATGTGTTCGTAATTTTTAACTTCGCCGAAAGCCGCCGCCGCTGCGTAATCGCCGCGATGCGAGGTAAAGGCGCGGAACCCGGCCTGTACCGGCGGCTGGTAGCGGCGTTGGCTTTCGGTATGCCAGGCGGCCAGCGTGGCGGCATCGTTGATGCCCAGCGCCACATAGCGATACCAGCGGCCAGAACCGAGCGTGGCCTCAAGATTTCCGGGCACCGGGTCGCCACTGCCGCCAGACATGGCGACAATGGTCAGGCCAAGGCCGGTCGGGGTGGTCTCGCCATAGAGATTGAGGCGGATATCAATATGGTTGCCGCAGGTGCCCTTGTGACGCGCGGTGAGCGTAACCACGGCGGCGGCAGCGGCGGCAGTCGCCGGGATTCCGGCATCGGTAAACGCGGCGGCAATGGCAGTGGCCACGTTGTTGATGGTGTCACCGGCGGTGATGCCGACGTTGACCACCTTGCCTGACACGTACAGCGCCAGGGTGCCGCTGGCCGTAGGCTGCGCGGTCACGGTGATGGTGCCGGTGGCCTTGACCCCGGCTACCAGATCGGAATAGGGCAGCATGTACAGATCAAGCACCTTGTCACGGGCGCGGTAGCGCTCGGCCATCTGGTGCAGCATGGAGCCTTCACCGGCCTTGGTCTTGGCGTCTTCCACGCTACTAACGCGAATAATCTCACCGGCGGGTGCGGTGCCGGTGGCCAGCTTCTGGCCGACCAGCAGCATGGCTGGAATATCGCCGCCCAGCCCGGCCTTGCTGCCGTCAGCCTCGACATAAGCGCCGGGGTAACGCAGTGCCTGCGGGATATAATCAAATGGAATCGTCATAGCTGATCTCCTGTGTATTTAATTTCCTGGAATGCGCCAGGATCGGGTAAATAATTAGTGATGAGCGCCTCGAAGCTATAGCGATCAGCCCAGTAGAGGTCGGCATCGGTATATTCGACCACGCGCCCGCCGCTGAACTTGATGGGCCGCACATCCGGCTCGATCTCCCAGCCCAGCAGCAGCGTCTTGACTGCCAGCCGGTATTTGAGAAGCTCGTCGTCGGTCTCGCCCGGCTTGTGCCGCCTGGCGTTTTCGATGGCGATCACCACGTCAAAGCCGAGCGTCATGTTTTCCGCACGCTCACCGGCGTGGTCTACCTTGTCCGCCGCGCGCACCACCCAGGCAGCAGGCAGCGGCAAAGCCTCCGGCCTGATCTGGGCGTATTCCGCCGCACCGGCCACCTGGCGGAACCAGATACCGTTAAACCCGGCGGGCTTGTCAGCCAGATGCGCAATGAGTGGTGTGAGCGAAATCACCAGTCGCCTCCAGCATCTGGTGAGGTATAGCGTGCCGGGTTACTGGCGATATAAGCCAGGTCGTCGGTCACCGGCACATCGGCCGGATCAGCGGGCGCCAGGTTGATTTCGCCGCGCGCATGCGATTTGAGTATGGCCACCGCATTGTCATAAGCCTTGTTGACTTCGTCTGTCATGCGCTCCGCGCCTTGCAGGTACCAAAGTGCGATGGTGCTTGTCAGCCGCGCCAGCAGCGTGGTCTGCACCGTTTCCGGTATGCCGTAGCTCAGTATCAGCGCATCGGCATCGGTCAGCGCGTTGTCTATGGCTTCCAGCGCAAGCGCAAGCGCGTCCTGCTCCGCCTGCGGATAGGAGCTGAGATCACCACCATTGACGGCGATGCGCAGCGCTTCATCCGGCACCATGTCCATGTCGGCCGGAACGGCCAACTGGGCAAGGCGGCGCGCATTGCAGCGTGCCAGCAGATCAGAGCGGGTGGCGAATGGCATGGTTAGCTTCGGGCAGCCTCAATGGCAAGGCGCTCTTTTTCCAGCTCTGCCCAGACCGCATCACGCAGGGTCGCGCTTACATCGAAACCGACAATGGCAGCAATTGCTGCCGTGTTTGGCGCACCGTCTTTTTTCCAATTCACTTCAACGGTTTTATCCAGGCCAACAATCGCATCGCGAACTGCAATAAACTTGTCTGCATCAGTGACTACAGCCGCAGGCGAGCCTGCGCCGGATGTCGCTCTTTCGCCAGCAGCTTCCAATCCTTCAGGTTCGGTATCCGTCACTTCCAGCATCTGCTCTTGCTCCAAGCGGTCGGCGGTGGATTTGTCCACTTCGACCGGCAGCCAGGCGCGGGTGAACTGCATGCCGCAGCGATAAAACGATTGCGCTTGTTGTTTGGGCTGGATGCGTACCCAGCGCTGTAAATTAGCCATGTCAAATCTCCTAAATTTGTTGACGGATAAGGCCAGCACTCAAGCTGGCCTTAATTCCGGGTTACTGCAGCCAGGCGCTGACGACCAGCTTTACCTTGTTGTAATTCACATTGCTGGCGCCGTTGGCGTTTTGCTGTGCTTTCAGCAGCGCTTCGGCGGCGGCCATGTTGTTGGGGCCGCAGATCAGCAAGTCTGGGGTAATGCCCAGCTTGCGGTTGCCGTCGCCGTTGAACTTCATCATCGCGGTATAGGCGGCGGTGAAGTTGGTCACGTCCAGCGTGGCCTTGGAGCCGAACGCCAGCTGCCAGAAGCCGTACACGGCATCACCGCGCCAGCGCCCGCCGTAGCTGAACTTGTCGTTCTCAAACACGCCATCACTGTTGGCGGCACTAGTCTTGGCCTGGAATTCCGCCGCAATACGCTCTTGCAGGTAGAACGCCTTTGGTGCGCGCTCGGTGCAAAGCAGTACCCAAGGCTCACCGGCGCCGGCCTGCATGTTGCTGACGGTGGCGGCAACACCGGTAGATGCCCCCAAGGATGTTGATGTCAGCCATGCCATTCCGCTCTTCACTGCATTGGCAAAAAACTGTCCCGGAATTTATAAATACAAAGACGACATAGAGCGAGTCGATTACTTGGGAGAGTCAAGTTTTGATTTGACCATAAAGCAGCGTCCTACTTTAATCCCTCTTGACTCTGCGCCAATGGGACATACGTGCCACTTTCAGGTTGCTGACGACAAGGCAACAGTAGGTAAACGCCCTTGTGCCTGGTTATGCACTGGAAGCAATATGACCGGTATTGATGGAGAGGATCACTCATATACCCAGGGGAAATTGATCGGCCCCAAAGTGCGGCCATGGGTCAATCTCCACCAGGCCATAGCAAGCACGAGGTCGGAGATGGTTGATATTCAGGGCGCTGATGTCAGCGCAGGTGCCGCCAAGATCGCTCTTTGGGGTGCTGACAATATGCGCTGGGACGAGCTTCAGGAAATTCCAACTACTAAATATGGGTTGGTGATGAAAGACTCAGACACCCAGCGCGGTCAGAAGCTATGCGCTAGCGGCGAGGTTATTGAGATCGCAATTGACAACTCAATACCTGAAAAGAAGATTTTCCTAGGTGGGATGTATGACGATGGCGGAAGAATCTACCGCTTCATTGCAGTGAAGTCGACAGGGGAAGTCATGGCGAACAGCCGAGCTCGCTTCTGCGGAATTGTCACAGGGCAGCAGCATTATCCGAATAGCGCTGGCGGTGTAGCCCATGCAGTTCATCTGGTCGGCATGTTCGACCTGCCGGAAAACAAGACGCGGTAAGTTGCGAAAGTCCGGTGGCCTCCTGTTTGAGGTGCTTATTCCACCAATTCAGCTTACCGTATTCATTGCGGGAAACATTTCCCGTCTAAACCATCCCCCCGCGCGCGCGTAATCTCCGGTCATCGCATTGACCGGGGGCTGCGCCTTGAAACTAACTGAACACTTTACCCTTGATGAGCTGACCCGCTCTTCCGTCGCCACGCGCCTTGGCATAGACAACACGCCAACGCCTGAGATCGTGGCGCACCTCACCACGCTGGCCATGGGGCTTGAGCAAGTCCGCGCGTTATTGGACGTTCCCATATACATTGATAGCGGTTACCGCTGCCAGCAGCTTAATGCCGCGGTTGGCGGCGCAACGCGCTCGGCTCACATGGAAGGCTACGCGGCGGATTTCATTGCGCCGGATTTCGGCACTCCGCTCCAGATCACCAAAGCCATTGCCACTAGCGACATTTCGTTTGACAAGTGTATCCAGGAAGGCAACTGGGTGCATATCAGCTTTGCTCCGGCGCAGCGCGGGCTGTTGTTTACCGCGCATTTTGACGCGCTGGGCAAAGCCACCTACACAGCGGGAGTTTAATCATGGAACCAATCAGCATTGCAATGGGATTGGCGCAGTTCGCGCCACAATTGCTCAAGTGGATCACCGGCAGCGAGAAGGCTGAACAGGTGGCGCAAAAAGCCATAGACATTGCCACAACCGTAACCGGCAAGACGACCGGAGACGAGGCGATCAAGGCGCTGCAAGCCGACCCAAACCTGGTACTGCAATACCGCCAGGCGGTGCTGGCGCAGGAGCTTGAATTCCAGACGCTGGCCGTGCAAAACGCCGCCGACATCAACAAGACCATGCAATCAGAATCGACATCTGAGCACTGGCCGACTTACTCCTGGCGGCCTGCCATCGGCTTCAGCTTCGCTTTACTTGCCATCATCGGCGGCTTGACCGCCGCCATTTCTTACATTGGCGTGATGTTTTTCAGCGTCAAGCCGGAAGTGCTCAATTACCTGCCAGCCATGCTTGGTGCCGAGGCCGCGATTATGGCGACGATGGCGCCGGTGCTTGGTGTGGCAAGCTGGTTCCGTGGAAAGATGCAGGCCGATCCAACAATACCAACCAACAATAAAGGCTAAACATGGCAGACCAGAACAACATGGCCGCAGTGGCGGAGAAGCTGGGGGAGTTGACCGGCGAGATGCGGGCGATGAACCGCACGATGGATCAATCGCTCCAGGCGATCCGCGACGAGTTGAAGCGGATCGAAGCGGCCAGCACCCGGCAGATGGAGCGGCTGGAGAATGGTATCAACCAGCGGCTTGACGGCATGGATGATCGAATTGTTGCGCTTGAAAAGGAAGACAAGGCGCTGATTGAGAAGGTGGCCAAGCTCTCGGCGCTGGGAGGCGGATTGGGCGGCGCGCTGGCGGCCGGGCTAGTCGAACTGCTGAAAAGGATCACCTGATGGCGCACAGCCAGGAGACGCGCGACAACGTCCGCCGCCTGTTTGTTGAGGGCTTGCCGCTGACCGGCGCAGCCGCCACGCATGGCGTGAGCTACGACACGGCGCGCGAGTGGAAGACTGCCGCCAAGAAGAAAGGGGACGACTGGGATACCGCGCGCGCAGCTTATCGTATAAGCGACCAGGGCATTGACGACCTCAACAAGCAGTTGATTGAGGATTTCGCCCGCCAGATCATTACCACAACGCGAGAATTGGAGAATGCCACCCATATCCCGGCGCAGATCAAGGCGGATATGCTGGCGCAACTGGCCGATGCTTACGCCAAGTTCAGCCGCGCTTTTTCACGCATCAATCCGGCTTATAGCGGACTATCGGTGGCTCTGGATACACTCAAAACCATCGTCAGCCACTTGAGCGCCACCGACAAGGATGCGCTGCGCGCCCTGCACCCGCACCTGGATGATATTGGTGCCATTATCAGCAAGCGCTATGGCTGATTTACCAGATATCGCCGAAATCAAGACGCGCAAGCAGTTTGAGGAGGAGCTTGCGCAGCTTGGTGAGGAGCTGAGAGAGCTAATTGAGCTGGAGTGCGCCGCCTTCCCCACGGATGAAGCGGCGAGCGAGGCGAGGCGCGGGCGGGCGGTGCTGGACTATGAGTTTTTCTGCCAGACCTACTTTCCGCACTATGTGCAGACGCCGTACTTCTCAATTTTTCAGCAGTTCATCTTCAAGCGCCTGCCTGCCGTGATAGATGGCCCGGCAGATGGCCGGGAAGTCCACGAAGCGCCGCGCGGTGAGGCGAAATCAACCTACGAAACACAGCTTGGCTGTCTTTGGTGCATCTGCCGGGCGAACTATATTTCCGACTTTATCAAGACCGGAAAGATTGCCGCGAAGGCGCGCAAGCACATGACCGCCATTGTCATGAATACGGAGGAACAAGCCGCCGAGATGCTGGAATCCATCAAGGCGGAGCTGGATACCAACCCGCGCCTGGCTATGGATTTCCCAGAGGCGACAGGCCGTGGCCGTGTTTGGCAGATCACCACGGCGATTACTGCCAACAATATAAAAATTCGCATCGGTGGCACTGGCAAGAAGCTGCGCGGGATGAAACATGGGGCTTACCGGCCTGATCTGATCTTTCTTGATGACTTGGAAAACGACGAGCAGGTACGCCAGAAAGCGCAGCGCGACAAGACCGAGAACTTTGTGCTTTCCGCCGTTCTTGGGCTGGCCTCGCCCGCTGGCGGCATGGATGTATTCTGGGTGGGCACAAGCCTGCACTACGATGCCGCGATCAACCGCGTTTCACGCGCGCCTGGTTGGCGGCGCCGGGTGTTCAAGTCCATCACGCGCTGGCCGGACAACATGGCGCTGTGGGAGCAGTGGGAGGCAATTTATACGCGCGGCGGATCGGACGAGGAGCGCGAGGCTGCCGAAATGGAAGCGCTGGATTTTTACAAGGCCAATGAAGCGGCCATGATCGCCGGTGCTGTAGTGAGTTGGCCGGAAGTGCGGCCACTTTATCGGCTGATGTGCATGCGAGCGATCAACCACGATTCGTTCAACCAGGAGCAGCAGAACGAGGCTGGAAACGACGAAGATGCGCCATTTAAAACCATACAGTTTTGGGTGAATCGACTGGATGAATGGGTTTTTTATGGCTCCATTGACCCCAGCCTTGGAAAGAAGGCTAAAAAAGGCGACCCTTCAGCAATTTTAGTCGGCGGGATGAACAGAAATACCATGATCCTTGATGTCGTGGAAGCGGACATCTGCCGCCGCGTTCCAGACCTGATCATTGCACGGGCCATTGACTTTGAGGAGCAGTATCGCTGCATCGCATGGGCTGTTGAGGCTGTACAGTTTCAATTTTTCTTGTTTACAGAAATTTTGAAGCAGTCGGCTGCGCGCGGCATCCCTTTCCCAGGCGTTCCAGTAGAGCCGGATACGGATAAAGACCTGCGCATTATCAGCTTGCAGCCGCACGTTTCCAATGGGTTGATCCGTTTACACCACAATCAAACCACTATGCGTGAGCAGCTCCAGTTCTACCCTGAGGCAGATCACGACGATGGGCCTGATGCGCTCGAAATGTTATGGCAAATCGCAAAACAATATGGCGGCGAGTGGGAATACACCTCGGCTGGGCGCGGAAGAAACCAGCGCCGCAGCACCAGCCGGAGGAATCAAGACGAGGATGGGGACGATGACTAAAAAACGCAAACAGGCAGCGTTGGCCGTGGATAAAAAGCAAAAGCCGGATACCACGATGCAGGCTGCCGGGCCGCGCTCGGCACAGGGCGGCACACTGAACTATATGAGCGTGACCACGCTTGACCCGACCAGGTTGGCGCAGGCATTCGCCAATGCGGATCAGGGCTTTATCACCGACCAGGCGCAGTTTTTTGAGCTGATAGAGGAGCAGGACACGCACGTTTTCTCCGAGCTGGCCAAGCGCCGTCGTGCGGTGACCGGTCTTGGCTGGCAGGTTCACCCGCAGGAAGATGCGAATCAATCTGAAATTGAACGAGCCAAGGAATTGGCGGACATGCTGCGCGATATTCCGCGTTTCGAGGATGCTCAATATGACCTGACAGATGCTATCGGCAAGGGCTTCGCGGCGCTTGAAATAGACTGGAAAACGGGTAGTGAATGGGTGCCGAAGGGGCTGGATTGGGTTCCTCAGCGCTTTTTCCAGACCAACGATAATCGCGAGTTGCAATATCTCAAGGTTGGCATGCCGGAACCGTTGCGGCCATGGGGTTGGATTGTCCATGAACACCGCGCGAAATCCGGGTATATCGAGCAGGCGGCGTTGTTCCGTGTGCTGGCCTGGACTTACGCCTACAAAGCCTACAATACGCGCGATTTGCAGCGCTTCCTTGAGGTCTACGGTCTACCGTTGCGCCTGGGCAAGTTTCCTGCCGGGATCGGCGACAAGGCGCGCAATGAACTGCTGCGCGCGGTGCGCAGTATCGGCAACGATGGCGCTGGTGTTGTGCCCAGCACGATGGCGATTGAGTTCATCCAGGCGCAACAAGGCAAGGTTGACGATTTCCTGAACGCCATCGAGTACTGGGAACGCAAGCAATCCATGGCTATCCTTGGCGGTACGCTGACCAGCCAGGCGGATGGCAAGACCAGCACCAATGCTTTGGGCGAGATCCACGACAAGGTGCGGCGCGAGATCATGCTACACGACGTGCGCCAGATCGAGCCCACCTTGAACAGCCAACTGCTGGCGCCGATTGCGCTGATTAACGGCATGTTCCCGCCGGATCGGCTGCCGTCATTAAAATATGACACTGCCGAAACGGTAGACCAGAAGGCAATGGTAGACGTGCTGGAAAAGGCCGTTGGCATGGGCATGGAGGTGGATATTGAGTGGGCGCACCAGACCATGCAGATACCGCGCGCCGACAAAAATGCCAAACTGCTGACCGCGCCGGGAAAATCAACGCCACAGCCAGCGCCCGCCGATGCTGCGCTGGTGCGTTTGGCCATGCTGGCAAAGCAGGCGCATGATGGTGATGTAACGGGAGCTTACACAGCACAACTCGCCGCGCTCTGCGCACCCTACGAGCAGGCGATGATTCAGCAGGTGGCCGCAGCCGTGGCGGAGGCCGGGAGTTTTGACGATGCACTGGCAGCGGTGGCTACTCTGGCCGCGCCGCCGGATGCCGAGTGGGTGAAAAAACTGCAATTAGGCATGGCTGCGGCCAATCTGGCCGGGCGGGATGAGGCGTAAAAGCCGGTATGGCTAACCCATCCCAGCTTCCATTCACCCAGGCGATAGACTTTTATCGCAACAAGATAAAGTTACCCACATCTGGCTGGACGGATATTTGGCAGGAGCAGCATAGCCATGCTTTTATGGTGGCCGGAGCCGCAAACGATGCGCTGCTGGAGGATTTGTACAACGGTATCTATCAAGCCAAGTGGGCAGGGGGTGGTTACGACGAATTCAAGGCGGCGTTTCCGCAGATAGCGGAGAAGTACGGTTGGGCGTACAACGGCTCACCCGGCTGGCGTAGCCGGGTTATTTATGACACCAACATCTCCCAGGCCTACAACGCCGGGCGCTACCAGCAGATGCAGGCGGTCAAGCATCTGCGGCCGTATTGGGAGTACGACCACACCAGCATCGAGCACCCCCGCCTTGAGCACAAGGCATGGGACGGAAAAATACTTCTGGCGGATGATCCCTGGTGGGATACACACTATCCGCAGAACGCATGGGGATGTAAATGCCGGGTGCATTCGCTTAGCCACACCGAGGCCAAGGCAGCGTGGGAGCAAAAGGGGTTATCCGGGCCGGATATCGCACCGCCGATTGAGTGGGAAGAGCGCATAGTCGGTAAAAACGGCAGCAATCCGCGCACGGTGCGCGTGCCGAAAGGGATTGATCCTGGTTTTGCCTATAATCCCGGAAAAGCGTGGCTTGAGCCGCACACCGTTCCTCCTCTTCAAGGGTATGACGCAGTATTAAAAGAGCGTGGAACGGCATGGCCTACTGGATTTACAGCGCCACCAATTCCAAATCCATCAAAAATAAATCCAAGCGTCATACTGCCTGCCGACAATCCTCCGCTAGAGGCGGTTGATGACTTTCTTGGTGTTTTTGGCGCCACACGCGACAAAGGTTCAGTATTTGTAGATTCAAGTGGTGTTGCTGTTGCAATTACCAAGGCGCTTTTTGATGATGGTTCGGGTGAATTTAAGTGGATGGCTGCACCTGACAAGCTGGATCGGCTGCGCTATGTAAACCTGTTGGCCATGGCTTTGGTTGAGCCTGACGAAATATGGTGGAACTGGGAGGAGGATCGTTTGGCATCATCCGCCAATCCAGACCAGCCAAAGCGCTGGCGTTTGAAGCGCCGCTATTTGAGGATGTTTGAGGTTGACGGTACCGGTGAGTACGCCATTGTTGCTTTCGAGTGGGGCCGGACTGGATGGTCTGGTTCGACTGCCTTTATGGCTGAACCGCGCAGTGAAAAAGCTCGCTTGAAGTATTTTGACAAGCAACGCGTCGGGCGTTTGGTATTCAAGAAATGAAAACGCGGCCCCATGCAAGGCCGCGTCGAGTGGTTTTGATTGGGTCTGGAGTGTCATGCCCCCGGTCTTCTATCGCCACTTAGGAGTCCAGTATATGCAATTAGAAATTAAATTTCAAACAGATCACCTTAAACGCGCACTGGCGGCGGCCCGACAAGCCACACAGGAGCCGACCGGATTGCTTGAAAGTATTGGCGAGTCGTTGCTGCCGGTAAACCAGCGTCGCCATGAGGCTGGCGTTGACCCGGATGGGAACAAATGGAAGGCGCTGGCTGAATCCACCAAGAAGTTCGGTGGGAAGCGACGTGGCGACGTGCTTAAAAAGACCGGTGATATGCTGTCAGCGTTTCATTACAGTGTGACAGATGATGTTCTTAGACTTGGTTTTGATGGTGAGCGTGATTCAAAGTTGGCAAACATTCATCATGGCGGCGCCGATCCTTATACCATATTACCAAATGCCAAAAAGGCTCTCGCTTTCATGGGAATTGTTCGTAAAAGAGTAAACCACCCAGGACTTGAAGCGCGTCCGCTAGTTGGATTCCCGGAATCCGATCAGAAACTCGCGGAAGATGTAATTGAAGATTACCTTGTGACAATATTAAATAGCACTCGCTGACTGATTAAATTCCTTTTAATTGGTATTTAATCCGCTATTGAACGAACTATTTTCCGTATATTTGTAGGTATTATTTAGCACTTTCCCCCCAATAACTGTCCGGAAATCATTTTTTAATGCATCCTCGTTTAAATCAGTATCTACGCGGCTTCCGGCGCTTTTTCTGTCTGTATAACTGTCCTATTTCCACCACCTCCCTACTATGAATGGCGCAGTTTGGGTTATCTGGGTGCAAATAAAAAATGCGTGCAGCGCACGCATTTCGAATGTTAATACAACGGGAACTTGTTTTGATGATGTCTGTCTTAGAAGCAGACGATTTTATTCGTCTCCCGCTTCTCCTCCCTGAGCGGTGGCTTTGATGCAACATCAAAGCCTCTTTACCTCCCCGGTTTTATCCCCTTGAAACCGGGGATTTTTTTGTCTGAAGGAAGTATATGACCTAAATTTGATTTAGGTCAATTTGTTTCTCGGTCGGAAAAATCCCAAAAAAATGCCCCGCACGAAGCGGGGCAAGAGATGAAATACCTTTATTTTGGGCGGATGCCCGGTGATCCGGGCATCGTCGAATTTACATCATGCCGCCCATACCACCCATGCCGCCCATGTCGCCACCTGGCATCGGGGCGTCTTCCTTAGGCAGTTCTGCCACCATGCAATCGGTGGTCAGCATCAGGCCGGCCACGGAAGCGGCGTGTTGCAGCGCGGAGCGGGTCACCTTGGTTGGGTCCAGCACGCCCATTTCCACCATGTCGCCATAGGTGTCGTTGGCAGCGTTGAAGCCGAAGTTGCCGGAGCCTTCCAGCACCTTGTTGACTACCACGGAGGGCTCAACACCGGCGTTGGCGACGATCTGGCGCAGCGGTTCTTCGATCGCGCGCACCACGATGGCGATACCGGCGTCCTGATCGTGGTTGTCGCCCTTGGTCTTGGCGATAGCGTCACGGGCGCGCAGCAGGGCTACGCCGCCGCCTGCGACAATGCCTTCTTCCACGGCGGCGCGGGTGGCGTGCAGCGCGTCTTCCACGCGGGCTTTCTTTTCCTTCATTTCGACTTCGGTGGCAGCGCCAACCTTGATCACGGCAACGCCGCCGGCCAGCTTGGCCACGCGCTCTTGCAGTTTTTCACGGTCGTAGTCGCTGGAGGCTTCGTCGATCTGCTTGCGGATTTGGTCGACGCGGCTCTTGATGTTGGCCTCGGCACCCGCGCCATCGATGATGGTGGTGTTTTCCTTGCCCACTTCGATGCGCTTGGCTTGGCCCAGGTCGTTCAGGGTCACGTTTTCCAGCTTCAGGCCGAGTTCTTCGGCAATCACGGTACCGCCGGTGAGGATAGCGATGTCTTCCAGCATGGCCTTGCGGCGGTCGCCGAAGCCAGGAGCCTTGACCGCGGTGGTCTTGAGGATGCCGCGGATGTTGTTGACCACCAGGGTGGCCAGCGCTTCGCCGTCCACGTCTTCAGCGATGATCAGCAGCGGACGGCCAGCCTTGGCGACTTGTTCCAGGGTGGGCAGCAGGTCGCGGATGTTGGAAATCTTCTTGTCGTACAGCAGCACGAAAGGATTATCCAGCAGCGCGATTTGCTTGTCGGCGTTGTTGATGAAGTAAGGGGACAGGTAGCCGCGGTCGAATTGCATGCCTTCCACCACGTCCAGTTCGTTCTGCAGGCCGGAGCCGTCTTCCACGGTGATCACGCCTTCCTTGCCCACCTTGTCCATCGCGTTGGCGATGATTTCGCCGATGTGTGCGTCGGAGTTGGCGGAGATCGAACCGACTTGGGCGATTTCCTTGCTGGTGGTACATGGCTTGGACAGCTTCTTCAGCTCTTCCACGGCCACGCCAACAGCCTTGTCGATGCCGCGCTTCAGGTCCATCGGGTTCATGCCGGCGGCAACGGATTTCATGCCTTCGCGGATGATGGCTTGTGCCAGCACGGTGGCGGTGGTGGTGCCGTCACCGGCGATGTCGGAAGTCTTGCTTGCCACTTCCTTCACCATTTGCGCGCCCATGTTCTCGAACTTGTCCTTCAGTTCGATTTCCTTGGCAACGGAAACACCGTCCTTGGTGATGGTGGGGGCGCCGTAGGAGCGCTCCAGCACCACGTTACGGCCCTTGGGGCCCAGAGTGACTTTTACTGCGTTTGCCAGGATGTTTACACCAGCAACCATTTTGTGGCGAACTTCATCGCCGAAACGTACGTCTTTAGCAGCCAT